TTTTCTGCATACATGTGGCGGATGGTGCGGACGAGACCAGTAGGTCCGTCAAGCGGCTGATTGCCTACCAAGTCCATGCTCAACAGGGCTGGCGTCACGCGACGGATCAGCGGCATGAACAAACGGTCATAGCGGGCAAAGTTGGAAGTATGAGACGTTTCCGCTCCGGCCGTCTCGTATAGCTTGGAAATCTCTTTCTTCGCATTGTCGAGAAGGACAGAAGTCAAAGTACGCTCACTGCCATCAAGACCTTCCAGCAGTTGCTCCTTCTTGTCATTCCAATTCTTGTCACTCATTTGTGTAGTCTCCTAAGATCAAGTGAGTCTTATCTTTATTTATGGTTATCGCCAATTTTCCTGAAATTTAGCGCTTGTGATTTACACGGGCCAGACGCAGAACTCGGGACCAATTGGGGTCGTCGTCCTCTTCAGAGACAGCGTTCTCGTTGACAACGCGGCCTTCTTCTGAAGTTTTGGCAGCGGCCTCGGAAGCCGCCTTTACGTCTTCCTCGTTCTCGTTCAAAACCTTGTCAACCGTCTTGTTATAACGGTCTTCCAACTTCTCGGTCGGAGTGTTTTCAAGGATGGTGTTCATCACTTCACGCGAACGTCCACTCAGGTCCTTGACCAAGCTCTCAATGATCTCTTCTCGTTCATGAGTCTCGATCTTCTTCTTGGCTTCATTCAACTCTTTCTTGACCTCTTCAAGCGACTTGCGAATCTGATGGTCAGACTCGCCAAACCCATAGCGCTCGAACTCGTCTTTGTACGCTTCGTAAATCTTGCGTCCAAAGTGCTCCTTCTTCGCTTCCGAGATGTCTTCCTTCAGTTCAACGAATTCCTTTTGCACTTGCTCGGAAACAGCCTTCTCGAACTGCTCGGACAACTTCTTGGCATACTCTTCCTTGAAGTTCTCCAGACGCTTGGCATAATCGACCTCGATGTTCTTGTAGTACTCGATGTCATCCTTCAGTTCGCTGATCTCTTCCTTGACCATCTCGTCCAACGCTTCGTATACGCGCTGGTTCAGGGCCTTCTTCTCATCAGCCAGCTTGGATGCATAAGTAGCTTCCAGCTCGTTCTTGGCCTCTTCCACGGCTTCTTGCTTGACGGATTCGATCTGTTCTTGAATGGCCTCATTGAGAGCGCCCTTCACTTCTTCAGACAGAACCTCGTTCTCCAGTAGTTTCTTGATGTCACTCATTTGTGTAATCTCCAAAGTGATATGGTTACTAGTATTTATGAAAACCGGGATATTCGGCCTTGCAGACCACAAGAATTGGCTACTTCTTGTGGTTCTGGAACGCGTTTCTGATGAACTTCTTCATCTCGTGTTGAAAATATAGCTGTGCCTTCTCATCATGAATGACGGCTTCGGCCAACTTGTTGATCTCGTTTTCATCCCGATACATGTCTAGGGATTCCCATACACTTTTCGGCACCGCCGACTGACAGCTTGGCGTCGCCACAAGGTCAACCGTGGACAAGTAGAAGTTGGTTACCTCTCCGGTAGACTCGTTGACACTGCCACTACCACGACTTGACACCCCGATGTTCACACCAGAGCTGATCAGCGACTCCGCAATCTTTCCCTTTGGCGTGGACAGGACAACCGAATTGCCAATGGCCTGATTCCCATTCATATCGATGTCAAGAAGCTTGTGAGAGACGTTCTCCAGCTTGATGTCGAGTGAATCTCGATGGTCCAGTTCGCCAAGGATGTGCCGGCCATTGCGAGCAGCCTCATTGATGAAGTCGGCTGCGCGCTTGATCTCGTCGATCTTGTAAGTGCGACCATTCTGGTTTTTGGTGCCGGCCTCCATGTATACACCCCGCAGATACAGACGCTTGGTATCTCCGTCCTCGGTAACCGGAGTGGGGTGGATGTCAAAGTTGTTCTCTACTAGAATCGTCATGTGTAGTCCTCTCCTTCTATTTATTCAATCAAAAAAAAGGCCCCCTTCCGGGAGCCTTTGTGGTCTACAATGCTTTTGTGGTCTGTTGTTCTTATTCGTCAGTATCAGCAACGTCAGTTAGACCACGAGTAAGCGATACAACCTTGTCATGCACGCGCTGCGTGAAGGTTTCCGTGTCACCATCAACGAAGGTTTGGACGATGTTACGTTCGTCCGTCTTCTCCGCCTGCTTTGTCTTCTCCGCCTTCTCCTCCTTCTCCTCCTTCTCCGCCTTCTCCACCTTCTTCACTGGTTGTTCCTGTGTCGCCATCTTCGTCTCCTGTCGTCGTTTTCGGATCGTCGTCTCCGTCACCCAAGCTAAGGGCTGATTTGTCCATCATCGCAACCTCTCTACTGACACGATCCACCACCTGTCGATGCATCTCTTTCTTGAACTCGTCTTCGTCGGTTGCCAAGAGGTCTATCAGAGACGGAACCTCGTCCGTATTGTCTTCTTCGTGTTCACTCATTATGTGTTTGTCTCCGTTGCCTTACGCTTCATTCAAGGGCCGCATCTTTTTCCATTCGCCATCAATGAACACTTCGAGTGCTTTGGTGTCTTCATTGATACGCGCAGGATGCCCCGTCAATCGCTGTAGCTGTTCGACAATCTGCTGCCCTGTATACTGGTTGTTGTTGTCTGTCATGTGTTCTATTTAGTCCTCAAAAACTGCCAAATCTCCCGCCACCGCCACCTTGGCCTCCTCCATCACCTAAATCGATGCCCGAGGAACTGAGTTCCTTCTTGGCTTTGGACCCGTCACCATAGACCAGATTGTATCGCTGTTCCTTGGTCAAACTCTTGATCTCGTCTTGCGAAAGTCCCTGCTCTTCGAGTTGCATGTACTCGTTCTCGGTCAGTTCCTCCTCCGAAAGTTGGAGGAACTTCTTCATCGAGAAGCGTTTGGATAGCCCGCGTACATTGTCAGACGAATTCTGAACATTGAGCAACATCTGGTTCTTCTCCGCCTCCTTGTACAGCGCAAAGGACTGCGGCGGTGAAATGTCAAAACTTACATCTTCAGAAGGGATAACGACATCATTCTTCTTGCAGTACGCCTTGAAGTTATGAAACAGCTCATGGGCCAACTTGACCTGAACCCGGCGCACGAATCCCAAGTAACGCATCTCGGATACATATAGAGACCCGACCCGACCATCATTGTACTGTTGTGGCTGTGTGTCTTGGCTGTAGGTGTCCATATATCCGGGCGGGATACGCAGGCCAAGCGCCAGCTTCTTGTTGAAGTACTGCAAGTCCGACAACTCACCAAGATTCTGTCCTCCCTGCATGGTGTCGATCTTGGACCCCCTGCCATCTCCGGTCTGCGGGATAAAGTAGTCCTCCTGCATCGATTGCGGATTGTAGTCCGTGTTCAGCGAGTCGTCCTGTGACACCTGTTTCTGGCGCATCTTGATCTTGAGGCGTTCCACGTAAGACTCTGCGCGCTGGACTGGCATGTTGCCGATATCAATGTAGAACACGCGCCGTTCAGGAGCACGCACCACGCGATAGATGACAATCGCGTCTTCAAGGAGTTGCAGCTTGCGCCAAACCGTAAACACCCGGTCAAGGACAGACTGTCCGAATGGACCGTCTCCGACCTTGAGAATCACCAGTTCCTCAATCGGAATCTTGGCGTAGTCTTGACGATTGCCCGCTGAGAGAGACCCCACATCATCACCCTCTTTGTTCATGTAAGAGCTTTTGTCGTTGTACAGGTAATGGCTGACCACGGAATCATCATTGGCGTCGAGTATGTAGCCGTGCAGCCGCTCAGGAACCAAGTACTTCAGAGAGGCATCGGGTTGAATCTGTAGGAAGCACGCCCCATACTTCAATGCCTCGCGGACGTAGTCATAGAAGTAACGACCCAAGGCCGTGCGTTTCTCCCACCGTTCTCTCATCCGTTGCAGGGTGTTCATCGTGGTCTTGTTGATTTTGCCGCTGTCATCGAATTCGAGTATGAACGGACGCTCTTCGTCCGCGTTCATACTGGACACGTCCTCGGCAATCACGTCCAAGGCGCGGGCAATGTCTGTGGTGTTGTCCATCTGGTCATACCGATGCAGCTTGGTTCGCCGCTTGCCCTGATTCGAGATAAGTCGTTGGTACCAGTTGTAGTGCCGGCTGACATCGTTGCTGATGCCAAACCCACCATTGGTTGCCTCTTGAAGAGCGGAAGCGGTCGAAAAGGCATTCATGTTGACCGGCTTCCAGTTCTTTTCGCTGATTGATACTGTCATAGAGCACTCTCCTGTTGCCGCGTATTTATGCTGAAGATTCGCATAAACCTCGGAGATATTTAGGCAAGCGCAATATGTGCTCTATTATTGGGTCTGATCCCGGCTGACGTGGCCGTAAATTGCACCGATACGATCTGAAATTTCACCTATCGACAAGCGGCTTTCGTTTGGTTCCACAATCCAGATATTGAGGGTTCTGTGGCTAAATAGAGATTCGGCCGTACCCAAATAGACAATCCGATGGGAGTATTCCAAGAGGCGATTGATAACGCGGTTGTCCTGCCTTGTTGTCATGAAGAGGAAGTCATAGCGCCCGGCATTGTC